TGTTCATTAAAGATCTAGATATCGCCATAATTTAAATATATTTATACTGTTAAGCAGGCGTAGAAATCCTGTAAATATGATACTTTATTTGATTTTTTTACTATCGTCAACCGATTTGACAGGTCTTCCTGCTTGCCATAAATCATCTCTAAATCGACCTTTATAACAATACTCTCCAACGTGAGTTATAGGAGCATCTATGTAAGCGTACACCTTACCACCTATATCCGTCCATCTTTGACAGAATCCAAAGTCTTCTCCAAAATATCTCTTAGTTTTAGTGTCATGTAAGGTGTCAAATAAATTGTACATATTATCTTTTTTAACCTCTTTACCATTAATATTGGTAGGCTGATATATTTCCAAATGAGGGTATTCTTTAATCATTTTCTCAAATACATTTCTTTTAATTAACATACATCCAGTTGGGGCATGAGTGAGCTCCATTAATCCTTTGTCCACGGTTATTGAATTAGGGTCTTCTACTTTAACAGGATAAGTAAAACCTGCTGTAGCCAAATCTTTTTCATTGCTGATAGCATCTTCTTTAGTGTTAAGTCTTCGCCATATTTTATCCCAACTTAAAAGTTTCATAGGATAGGGTAAGCTAATTATGTCTTTATCAAACTCTAACATCTTAAAAATAGGCTTGTGATCAAAATCAATGTCAGAGTCTATAAACAATAAATGAGTATATTTATCTTCGTGATTTAAAAATTCTGCTACACATAAGTTTCTACCCTGTGTAACTAACGATGATTTAAGTAATGTAAAACTACATTGTATTCCTTCTTTAGAACACGCCATTTGAAACTTTAACACAGCTTGACAGTAATGCATACTGACATCACTATGACAAGGAGTACATACCATTATCTTGTGGGGTGAAGTACCTAAGTTTATTTCTACCATTTTATTTTCTACCTTATTGGTTTTAATTGTTTGATAGGTATCATCATTTGCTGTTTCGGTTTTATCTACGTTAAACCATATTGGTTCATTTGGCTTTGGCATTAAGAGCTCCTTTTAAAAATGTTTTCCACGAAGCAGCTTGCTTAGGCCAAGAATAATATATCTGAGTGTAATTAGCTTGAGTGGTTAAATGACTATGTATCTGTGGCTCGTGTAAAGTTTCTGCAGCGGCAGAAATACCATAGGCAAACTTTTCTGCTAACGCTTTATAATTACTGTCATAAGGAATATACATTGGAAATTCTGCTCCTGTTTCAAACAAAGCTCCATAATCGGTTACAATACTATATAATCCCGCAGACATTGCTTCTAATAAAGAAATACAAGAAGTCTCTTCGAAGATACTAGGATAAGCATACATATTATAATCTGGTAAATGTTCTCTAATATATTCATTTGGTTTATAACCAATGTAATTTACATTGGATAAAGACTCAGCTTGTTCATATAATGCTCTATAGTTATAATCATTTTGTTCATGAAACTCTTTACCGTATACCTCACAGGAAGAATAAACATCCAATGTAATTAATGGATTTTTAATTAGCTGCATTGCACCAAGTAAAACAGATAATCCTCTCCAGGGGGTGTTCTGATGAATTATTCTAATAGGTTTACCTTTTTCATAATGGGGAGATTGTTTTATTTTCTCAACTCCATTTTTAATAACCACACATTTTTCAGTAGGGATACCAAACATCATTCTAAATTTTTCATAATTCCAATGAGAATTAAAAACATACCAATCATATTTGTGATGATTAGCTTTATTTTTAAACCACGGGTATAAATTCGGTTGATCGTAAGAATTTTTTTGCCAAAGTACATTAAGTTTATTGGGATCTAAGGGTACTTTACCTGGTACGCTAGTACAAATTTGTACTTGATCTAATAAATTTTTATCTACGTATTGATGTAAAAAACCTAATTGTAATTCAGTTCCGCCTTTAGGCGTTTTATTTCTCAATAACATAACTTATACTTATCCTCCAATATGGTATTTTTTTAATTTCTTGGGATCTATGTAATTGATCAGAATTAAATAATACAAAATCACCAGGTTTATATTTAATAACTTCACCTTCTATATTTAATTCGCCTCCCCATTCTTCTGCCCATTGAGGCGTTAAAAATCCAATAATACTATAACTTCCTGTCTCATGTGATGCCTTATCTATATGAAATTCTGTATAATGATTTTCGTTTTGAGCATTTAAAGCTATTCTATTTACTTTTCTTACTAATGAAAAATTATGTTGTTCTTTTAATTTTTGATTTATTCTATCAAATAAACAATTAAAATATCCTAGCCAATATGGACTGTTACCAACTACTTCACCATTTTCCATTAAACAAACACTTGGAAAAGTTCCACCTGGTTTTCCCTCAGAAGAACTTCTTGCTAAATTCCAAACATGCTGTCTTATCAAAGCACTGTATAACTCAAAACCGTCTTCTAACGTTATAACGTTATTTATTATTTTTATCATTTTTTTGGTTCATTACTTTCTGGAATACATCCAAACCTTTCGGTGAGATCTCGACTGTAACATCGGTTACAATATCAGGACCCTCTACTTTCTCTTTAGACGTTTCGCCTGTTTTTGTGTTTCTATAAATTGTTGTAGTTGTACAATCTATTTTATGTATATTATCCGTTTTCATTCTCTCTGTTTATAAGCGCATAACTTACAACACCTGTTATTTCATTTGCTGTATCTGCTTGCATCTTTATAACATCTCCTGCTTCTAAATTCAAGGTATTTACAATCATATTTACAGAACTTTTATTAAGCTGCGCATGACCTACTTCTACATCACTACCACCAGATTTTTTTAAATATAGATCAGCATCTACGTTTGATGAATCCTGATGGCTAGCTTGAACCGTTTTTACAATAGCTACTGCCGATACAGATATAGTTAGAACTGTGGTTAAGTTAGTTGTAGTTAGATCAAATACTTCGCTTTTATATTGTATTGTCATGATAAAAAATAATTAAATGTATCTTGTTCGTTTTTTAAATCCTCTTGAAAAGAAAAATTAAGTTGTTGTTTCATTGTTGTCATAGACTCGATAATTTGTCTTTGATTTTCAACATCATATTCTTGTCCTGGTTCAGGTATATAGTTAGTTAATTTAGCCATTATTTTCTAGTTTTATCTACACCTTTTATTTTGCCTTTATTTTTTGAAGCATAGAATACAGTTTTACCTTTTTTCTTACCATATCTGTCTTTCATAGATTTCATTATTTTTTTACCTTTTGTAGTAAGTGGCATGTTATCTCCTTCCGTCTGGTTGAGCATCCATTCTAAAACTACCATAACGCCAAGTTTCCCCTGCAGCATCATTTTCTATTTTTAAAGATAGTAGTCTTCCTCTCGCTCTAGTATCTACTTTATCAGTAGTGGTTGTTATTGTAAAGGGACCTAAAGGTGAGCCTGTTTGAGTATCGGAGGGATAATCCGATATAAATAATGTTACTTTAGAATTACCTACTAAAAATTTATAATCAGGCATAAATCTTCTCATTGACATAAATAACTCACCATCATCAATATCAAAATCTCCAGATCTTATGAAAGCATTAATGGAAGTTCTACCTGAACTATTGACTTGATCATTTCCTGTTTCGTGAGCGTAGTATATTGAGGCTCCATATAAATTAGTAATACCTAATATATCGGGGAATACTGGAGTAGTAGTTGTTTCATAGTCTGTTGCATAAGGTTTGATGAAGACTCCTTGATCTTGGTAAGTAGTTCTATCTAATGATGAAGTAGTCCAAACGTTTTCTTGATAATTGTAAGTTACACATCTATCTATTTGATCCGATCCATCTTTTGGATAAAACCAATTTACTTCTGTATATAAAGAATTAGGCGAAGAATAAATAACATCGGATGAATTAAAATTAAGACCTAGATTTCCATTTTGTGTTGTGAACACAAAGTCTTCTACTAAACAAGGTAAGGCTCTGACAGTACCATCATACATAAAAAACCCACCTTCATTAGACATCCAATACACAGCGCCATTAACGTAAGAAGCTGCATGTTGTCCTATGCATCCACAGTTAGTACCAACTTGTCTAACACTAAAAGTAAAAGGTGGACCAACAAATTGAATTACATAAGCAGCAAGATCAGTTATTACAAAAACATAATCTTTACCTTGAAGTGCTGCTCTAATTTCATTACCTGTATCTAATCTAAAAGTACCTGCAGTATTAGTAGCGGTAGGTAAATAAGTATTTAAATCTTCTTGGTTAGAAAATCTTACAAACATAGGGTCTTGTGTTGTTGTATCGCCAATAGTTGTTTCTGTTCCAAAATGAAATAAGTGTCTATCTCTGTCAGAGACTAAAGTAAATCTAGACGCTGTCGGATTACCGGTTGTTACAAAACCAGATGTCGATTGTGACGCTCGAATACCTCGAGCTCCCGATGCTCCAGCATTCCACGTAAAAGTTCTACCATCAAATATAGTTGCAACTAACACTTGACCAAAATTATCAAGGCTCCAATTTCCTGGATCTAAAACTACATCACTAGTATCACTTTCTGTGCCCCAAGTGGAATCTCCATAAGAAGCAGTACCCCAACCATAACCAGCAGTTTGAAAGGTTGGTCCTACTTCAACATAAGGATTAACAGTTGCAGCACCTGCTGCAGTCATGCCTGTTCCTCCTTCAGCTCTTACAGCTTGAACTGTAAACTTATCTACTGTTGCAACTGTTAAAATTTCATAAGCTACTTCTAATTCTGCCGCTGTATAATCTGAATTACCTGTAACAGTTACACCTGACAAAGTTACATATCTTCCTTTAGCTAAACCATGTGATCCCTTATTAACTTGTAAAACATTTGAACCATTAACTGTTGTTAATGTGCATCCAGTAATAGCTGTATCTAATGGAGTAATATCAAAAAAATCATTACCATAGTATAAAAATAAACCTTGAGAGGTTCCTATAGCAGCATAACGCTCTCCTACTAATGAAGTCCAAGCTAGTTGTGCTCTAGCTGCCCCAGGTAAAGTTTTAGATGCAGCTGTTAATTGTTCCCAACCACCTATTTTTTCAGGTGCGGTATATCTAAAACGTACAAAATCTCCATCTACCCATTGTCCGGGAAGAGCTGAAGGTACGCTCTGTTTATTAAAACCAGGTGCAAAATCTACTTTTTTTAAGGCCATAATAGTGTTATATATTAAAAATATAGAGAATGAAAGATGCAATATAATGTCCTTTGACCATAAAATAACAGATTTAAAGTATCGAATTAATAGATTAGTTCCTAAAAATCTTTGTCAAAAACTAATAGAAACCTTTGAAAAATACTCTGAATTATCAGGTCCAGAGCAAAGTTATAAATATAAAGATAAAAAAATTAAATTAGACAATTTTAACTGTCTAAATTTATCACGAATTACTAATCCCAATAAAGATATAAAAGAAGCTTTAAATATATCTGAAATGTATTTATCAATAATGATAACTAATTATGTTTTACATATTCAAAAAAATATATGTCCTACTTTTGATAATGCTTCTATTAGCAAAACGGATAATATTCGTATTATAAGATACAAAAAAGGAGAATGTATTGAAGACCATACTGATGTAGGAGGAAATATAAGAGCTTCTTGTACTTTAAATTTAAATGAAGATTATGAAGGAGGAGAGTTTAGATTCTTTAATGGTCAAGTAAAAGAGTGTTTTAAAACTGGAGATAGTATGTTGTTCCCTGCAGAATTAATTTGGATTCATGGAACTGAACCTGTAACAAAAGGTGTTAGGTATTCAATAAATTGTTTTTTAGGATCATGAAATTAGTGTATTCAATACCGGATAAATTATATTATATACAAAATTTTTTAGATTATTCTTCATATAAAAAATTACATTATGATGTATTTAAAAGTAACTTAGTATCATTAGAATCAACAAAAAATACTTGGCACGAAAGTTTAAAATACGGTTACAAAAATTTTGTTGATAACACTAGTTTAGATATTAATTATCCGCCTCTTCAAAAAATAAAAATACTATTGGAGAACAATTTGTTTCATAAAATAAAAATTAAAAATTATTTACCATTAATTCATTCTATGAAAGAGGGTTCTGGTATTAATTGGCATGATGACAATGGACATTTATATGGTATAACATACTATATTAACAGAAGATGGAATCCTATGTTTGGAGGCGAATTTTTATTTACAGATAAAAAAGCTAATGGTTTTATACCTTTAATTGGTAATTCATTGGTTATTGTAAAAGCTCCTTTACAGCATAAAGTAACACCGGTTACGAGTTCAATAATTCCTAGAAAAACAATTCAAATATTTATACAAAATGAAAATGAAAGAAAAAACAGTTAACATAAATAATTTTATAGGTGTTTATGATAATTACATTACTGAACAAGAATGTAATAAAGCTATTGAATTATATGAAGATCAAAACAAATTTGAAAAAACTATAAGTAGACTTAATTTTGAAGGGGCATCTATTTTAAGCAAACAAGATAAACAATTTTTTGCGGTGCCAAACAACCTAGATATCTGGTGGGAGCAATTAAAACCCATAATGGTTAACTTTGATATAGCCTGGAGTCATTACTGTGAAACCACAGGAGCAAATGATGCTTATGATGATAAGTTTCATTTCACAGATTTAAAGATTCAAAAAACATTACCTACAGAAGGCTATCACGTTTGGCATATAGAACATAATAAAGGATCTGCTAATGAAAAAAGAGCTTTTGTTTTTTCTATATATTTAAATGATGTTGAAGAAGGAGGTGAAACAGAATTCTTGCATTTTTCAAAAAGAGTTAACCCTAAAAAAGGTAGAATAGTTATTTGGCCAGCAGGCTTTCCTTATTTACATAGAGGTAATCCACCTTTGTCTGGTAAAAAATATATACTAACTTCTTGGCTGCTATTAAGACCATAATGGATCATACTGAATTTATAGTAGAAATTAAAAATGTAATTTCTCAAGATTTCATAAATAAAATTATACCTTTAATAAATAAAAAGGCTAAAAAAAATTTAAAAATTGGCACAGGATACAAAGAAGAAGGTATTAATAAAAATATAAGAAATGTAAAAGGATATCTTTTAAATTTTAAAAAACCCACTGATGATTTTTATTGGAATTATATAAAAAAAGAAATTGAACGAATTTATTTTTATTATAAAATTAAATTTCCTAAAATGTCTAGTAATGTAATTAATCAAATAGATTTATTAAAATACCCTGTAGGTGGTAAATATGACTTTCACACTGATCATTCTAGTGACTCAGCTAGACATTTAAGTATTACCATGAATTTAAACGACAATTATAAAGGTGGTGATTTAATTTTTACAGATCAAAAAGAAAAAGAGATTAAAAGATTAAAACTTGGTAAAGGTTCGGTGGTATTTTTTCCAAGTAATTTTATGTATCCTCATAGTATTCAACCAATTACAAAAGGAACGAGATATTGTATAGTGGCTTGGTTGCAGTAAATTATCATGATAAAAATAAAAGACTTCTTAATAATAAAAGATAATTTTTTTAACAATAAAATTTATAATGAAATACTTTTTGATATTTCAAAATGTGTGTTTGAAAATAGAAATGCAACTGTTAGAAAAGAAGATCAAAATCCTTACCAAAGAATATATTTTAATTCTTCATTAGATTTCAATCACTTTGCTGTGAAAGAAATGAAAAACATATTAAAAAATATGGGACTTAATATAAAAAGTTTTGAACATGATTATTTATTGAGCACTAAACATAAAGGAGCAACCCCTCATGAAGATCCACTTAATGATGTAAATTGTTTAGTATATTTAAAAGGAGATCAATTAATGAATAGCGGTACAGGTTTTTATGATAAAGTAAATAAAGATTATGTTTTAAATTCTCATATAGGATTTAAAGAAAATAGGGCAATTATTTTTGATCCTAAAATTTACCATTGTTCATTACAGTTTCATGAAGACTGTGGCCCTAGATATGCTATGAGTAATTTTTTAAATTATGAAGAATAAGAAGTAGGTCTTGCACCTTTTCTAGCAATTTTTTCAGCTTCAGTTTCGCCTTCAACATTATCCTCATCCCACTCACCTTGTAAATGAGCTAAGTGAACAGCGTCCCATCTAGTAACAAATTGTTGAATATCTATTCCTTCGTCAGCTAAAGAACAATGAGGTGTGTCATCTCTATGTTCTACTTCATCAGAAGAATTAGAAGTACCTGATTGAATAGCCCAAATATTTTGAAAATCAGTAGTTGCCCAAAAAGCATCATCATTAATTAAGTATCCAACACCTGCATCGGCACCCTCTGCATGATTTTTAATTATCTTTTTGTCTTCAAATACTATTGTCCAATTTGCGTTTGTTGCCATAATTTCTCCTAAGTCTTAATAATATAAATAATTGTTAAATAAGGTTGTAATACAGATGGGTTTGCTGTGTCACCTGAAAAAGTTGCACTCATATTATGAGAGTGTCCATCTCCTGAACCTTGGCTCCCAGTATTAAAAGTATTATTACTAAGCTGTCTAGTCTGTCCTTGTGAAATAGATGGCGTTTGTGGAAAAGGTTGTTGTGCAATAAAAGTTCTAAGAGTGTGACTGTGAGATGCAAGTTGTGCTGTAGATAAAGTTGCATTTGCTGTTGAACCACCAACATTACCAGAAGCTGCCACTGCAACAGTGTTTGCTCCACCTGTCGATGCTAAAGATTTGTTGTTAGATTTTCCAACTGCAACATTGTCTTGTAAGTCTGGAACGTTAAAAGTTGATGAACCATCTCCAGATCCATAAGTTGTAGCTACAATTGCAAATAAATCTGCATAAGTTGATCTTGAAACAGCTTGTCCATTACATTCTAAAAATCCAGATGGTACTGACGCAGAAGACCACGGCACAATAGTTGCTGTAGGAATTCCTTCGATACCTGTAAGGTTTGCTCCTGAAAAATCGTATTTTGTTGCTTCGTAATTTGACATATTATTTCTCCGTGTAAGTCCATCCTGTTGTAGCATCTCCAGAAAAAACTAATGAAAAAGCTGCACCTTGAGTATTAACTACAAGATCCGATGCTGCATTAGCTATATTAGAAGAATTTCTACCAACAGTCAATGCGTTAGTATTGAAATCATAACCTTGATCTGCAAAATGTACCTCATCACCCGTAGCCGGTGACGCTGGAAGAGTTATTGTAACTGCTCCACCATTTGTATTTACTAAAAGTTTAGCTCCCGCTTGAACTGTTTCTGCTGCTGATACTGCTCTCCAATTTCTTTGTTCATGAAGTTTTACAACATTAGTTCCATCGGAATATAATGTGTAATTATTTCCTTCACATAAAAGAACACCTGTTCCAGATGCAGTTTTAAAAGTTAAAGTATTTCCAGCATGATCACATGCGTCTTGAACTTGGTAAGTTTTTTCAACTGAGTTTGGAATACTTACTGTTAAGTTAGAAGCTAAAGTTCCTGTTAATTTAATAACTTCATTTTTACCATTTGATAAAGCACCATTAGTAAAAGTTAAAGATCTAGCAGCGTTAGTAATATTAAAAGTAGTAAAACCACCAATCGCTTGTTCTAAAATTAAAAGGTTAGTATTTGTAATTTGTCCCCAAGTTCCTGAGTTTTCCCCAGTTGCTTGTACTGTAAGTTTTAAATTTGCTGATGTTGAATTTGCCATATTAAATTCCTTATATCGTTTATTTTATAAAAATAAAGAGTTAGTGTCAAACTCTTTATGCAACGACTTCTCTCCAGCCTGGAGGATCTATTGGAGCGGAACCGGTATTTACTTCGTTCCAGATAAGAGCATTACCACTTCCTACTGTTGTAGTCAACCCAAAACCATTGAAAGTTGCATTAACATCCGTAAAGGCAGTTACAGATGCAACCCTTGCTAATAGTGGATTTCCAGTAACATTTACTTGTTGATTTAAATCTACTGTCTCATTACCTAAAGCAGCACTTAATCCAAAACCAGTTACAGTTGGTGCAACATCTCCTTGAAATCCTAAAGTACCTAAAGCACCTATCATGAAATTTCCAGTTACTGCTGCGTCAGGTGCAGGATCGACAACACCTAAAGTTAACTGAGCTACGTTTAAAGTATTTGCAACAATAGTTGCATCACCAGTAACTTCTGTTGGAGATCCTAAAGCTGCAGTCATTGCAATTCCAGAAACATCTACTTGTACAGAACTACCTGCATCACCCCAGTCATTTATTGACCAACCAAGTCTACCCCAACCTTCTAAGTTAAATGCTTCAACAGTTCCAAGTCCTATAGAAGCTGCAACACCTGTAGGCATCGCATCAGGACTAGCATCAACTGTTCCTAGATTAGTTGTAAGTGGTAATCCTGTTGGTGTAACTTCCGCTAAACCAGTAGCTGTTACACTTCCTAAACCTGCGGATAATAATTGATTGTTATTTGTAGATGGACCTGTATTAGCGTTAGCTGTTGTAGTAACAGTTCCTAAACTAAATGTTGCTGAAATTCCTGTAGGAATAGTTGTACCAGCAATACCCCAACCTTGAAGACCCCATTCTTGTCTGCCCCAACCTACATTAATTTCTGTTGAGCTTGACTCGTCTCCGAGTGCTGCAGACATACCAAACCCTGTAGGGATAAGCGTTGGATTCGCATTATCGTTCCATTGGTTTTGACCCCAAGAGCCAGTATTCCAAGTTCCTGATGCCATAGGAGGTTACCTCCTATTTAACCAGAGATTCTTAAAATCGCTGCTGTTGATGTTGGTGCTGGAAACTGAACTGTAAACGTACC